CGGACGTTACGCCCCAAATGCGGATTGCTATGCCCGCCCTTCTCCATCTCTGGATAGCCTCTTGGGTCTTGCATGATCCACTCTGGATCGTTGCTGTTCTTGCCCGCATAACCACTGATTACGCTCCAGTGTCCGCAGCCATACCCATTACACGAAGGGAACTCACCGCGCAGCATGTTTCCGTGATGCAACCAACCCACAAGGACTGGCCTCCCATTTTCAATCTCTAGCTCCACCATGTCAGCGTCACCATCTTTTCGGAACTCAGCCTGCAAACCAAGGCTTCGCAAGGCTTGCAGCTGAGCCTCTATTGATGTGGTGTCCCCAAACTTGGCGCGAATCCTGTTGTATTCATCATCCGTTTCAACCTTCTTGTAATACGCAGCCACCATCGCAGCTGCTGAGCTAAAGCACTCGCGATAGCCCGTTCCAGTCTTGTTGTCGAGCTGTTTGAAGTAAGGCATGTAGACCTGCTGGTCATACCCGCTTTCCTTCCAGGCTTGAAACCAATCAGCTTCGTCTTCCTCTAATAATTCCGGCGGCAAGGACTCCTCAAGCTGTTTGATTGCAGCCAATTGATGGGGCGTGCCACGGAAAAATTGAAAAAACGGCAGCAAAGCAAAGGCCATGCCCAACAACAGCAGGGTCAGTTGGATAATGCCGAACACTACCTATTTTTCAACTCTTGTGTCAGGCAAGAGCATTTCACGAACGTGCTTCACTGCCAAATCGTCCAGCTCGTTGTCAGTCCTGGAAACAATCTTCTCCAGCATTGCCACGATCAATTCCTTAAACGCCCTTGACTTCCATGCGGTCATCAAGATTGGCTTGAGAATCAAAAGCATTGGACTGCCTTGAATAGCACCAATACATTAGTGCCTATCTGTATGCCCTTCCAGCCTGGCCACTGAACGCTCCAGTTCGTTCAATCTCGCAAAGACTTCCATGTCTTTCGTCTTGATGTCGTTGTGCAAAATATCCAAACGGCCAGCCAGGTTATCGACAGCAGCAGTTAGTCGAATCAATGAGTCCTGACCTTGACGACTCTGACGACTAATCCCTGAAGCGCCTAAGCCAGCAACCGTGATTGACGCGCCAGCAACGGCGGCCCAGACTTCAACCATGACCCGCCCCAAGCACTCACTTCATCATGGCAGAAACCAAGGAAGCGCAAGTCCAAGAACAGGATGACGGAAACTCGCGGCTAGGCGATGTCGTCAAGATCGTTTTGCTTGGCTGGTCGATGGCAATCCTGACCGCCAACTACCTTGGCGTCTTCAAGCAATCGCTCGATCCAACCTACCCAGCCTCAATCCTTTCTGGCACGGCAGCATCCTTTGGCTTAGCAGTCGGGAACAATAGAAAGAAAAAAGAGGAGCCTACAATTAAGGAAGAACCCTCCACCTCCAAGCCAAAATGAAACGCACACTTTTGGTATTGGGCATCACCCTCACAGCCGCTTTACCAGCTCAGGCTGACATCACCCATAGAATCCAGTCCAGCGTTTCACTGTCTGTCGATGGAGCCGGATCAGTCGCGACGCGGATTCCGTCAACGTATTCAATATCTGGCAATAACATCAATCTGGACACTGCTGGTGGTCTTGGCACCCTTTCTGCCGGTTCCGCTGTTGGTTACACTCCTGCCGATTACAGCGTCACTACTGCTGGTGACGCTTTTAGCCTTACAGAATCATTTATTGAAGGAGACGCAACACCAACAGCGACCTCCGTCACCTCCGGAGTAGTTGGTTCACTCCCAATGCTTGGTCAAACCACCACAACTTCAGGCGGTGTGGCTGGCAGCCTTGCAGGCACAATTGCCACAGACGGCGCACTCACAATCACAGCTGGTGGCGCTGGTACTCAGGCAATCGGACAAGTCATCCAAGAGCTAACGATCAAGTGATGTGGACAGGAATTTGGATCACTTGGGGCGTTCTTTGCGTCATAGCTCTTGCCGCCCCAGAAGCTAAAGCCGTCCCTGTTGTCCCAAATTTTCAACAAGGTGTCTTGAACAGCAAGACAACAACCAAGACCAAAGTAAACGAGGTCATCAACTCCTATGAGTACCGCACAGGCTATGAACTCAGTGTGTCTGGAACGAACATCGCTCCAGTGAACGGGGAGATCGCACCTCGTGCTTTGACCACTACAACCAACACACTTAATGGCATCTCAAGTCGGTGGGTTGGCCTTGACCCCGCTGACAAGCCAGCCTGGAACATCGTGAATCAAGGCGCTAGCTTTCAATTTGTCGAGACCCTCCAAGGCCCTGGCCTTGTTAATCACACCCTCATTAACCGCGAAACCGACATCGAATCCCTCACGGAGACGACAAGCACCTTCACCCAATGAAGCGAGTCATTGCAACGCTTTTGCTGCTTTCCGCTCCAGCACAAGCACAGGTTTCAAGTACCGCTGCACCAGTCGCTAATAGCTCCGGAAGTGTGACAAATCAGGCTGTGCAAGTCGTGCCAAGCCGCCAATTTACAAATACATACGGCGGAGGGATTAGTTGCCAAGGTGCAACGCTCAACATCAATCCTTTCCTCAGCTCAACTACCAGCTGGGCGACTCCGTATGAATCGCACTATGGCGAGCCGGTTTATGACACTATCGATCTCGTTGGCGCGTTTGATCCGGAAGGCAATCCCATCCCAGATGGCAGGCCCGATAATCCGGGCAATGTCCTTTTCTATAAACCTGTTCGCACAGGTCAAAAAACCAACTTCTCAATCAATGGCGGAATCACCGCCACGATCTCAGTCCCGCTAGATCGCAGTCATATCCGTTCGTGTCAAAAAGCAGCCGAAAAACAAGTGGCATTGCTAGACGCTGCATTGGCAGACAAGCGCCTCAACTATGAACTAGCCAGGCTCAAGAACTGTGCCGAGCTGATGCAAAAAGGCATCATGTTTCACCCTGACTCGCCGTACGCCAAAATTTGTGCTGATGTTGTCCTAACCAATCCGCCAGGCGTAACCCCGCCCCACATCCATTCCATCACTTACGCAAAGCCCGCTGAATCTTCCGGCGCTGCCAAGCAGACTCAACAGGAACTTTCCGCCCCAACTTCTCCTTGATCTTCTTAATTGCTTTTTTGACCGTTGGCTTGACGGCTTTAAGCAGAAAGTCACCTAACGGTTTTGCGAAGATGGCTGCCGTGGTGGCCACTGCGGCAATCGTGGCTGTCGTTGCCACAACAGGTGCACCAGGCAGATAATTGCCGACGATCGTTGGTACGTCCAACGGCTCATAGATCACCTCACATTTGCCGTTGACCCTTTCGTAACCAATGATGACGGCAGTTTGCGATTTGTTCTTCGCACCTAAAGGAATTGCGTCAGGCGGAGGACATGGAAGCTCTGTGGCTACCTTTGAAATGTCGAGAACAGGACTCGGCGTGGGAGAGACACCGCCCGGCTGACTTGAGACATCAGCCGGTTTTTCTATGTCTGGATCAATCGCTGGCGGCTTTGACCTTTCGTACCTCAGAGCACCGGGCGTAAAATCCAGCGGCTTATATGAAGGCATCGTGCCATCACAGACAACCACGTTCCCACGCGGATCATCGGCGTAAGCGTCTTCATTTCCGGCTTGCGCATTTCGAGTCTCCACGCAGCCAGGAATATCCGCCACTGGAAAACCAAGCTGGAGCGTGATGGGTGGGGCATTTGGAATACTCTGTGGTGGCATCGACCTCCATGCAGGAATCTCTGGAACGGATACAGACTGCACCCCAATCTCAGGAATCTCTGGCATGAAATCAGAACGGTTTACAGCAGGTCAGCTCTGGATTGAGCGCAACCGCAGACGAGAGGGCCCGCCCATTGTTTACACCGTAATGTCTGGCAAGACAGCAAGGCTGTTCACCGACCACAAGGCTATTCTCAAATTCGTGAAATGGCCGAAAGGCACACCAACTGGTGACAATCTGCGCGAATGGTTAGCGTCGTTTGACCAGGAACCAGAAGCACCCGCGCCAGAAACGACCTTTGCTGAACGGATCAAGGCGGAAGGTTTCGGACCGGAAGCTCATGACGAGGATCCAACCGCCAACACTAAAATGGTGATTTGATCGGCAAGCCAGTCTTTGTCGGCATTTCCGGCATCGCTTGATCAAGCTGAGCTGGCATCATGTTCGTGACCAGCTTGGTCATTTCTAGCGTTAGCTCGCTCATGTAATACTTCGTCAGCGATGGGATCCGGGTGTAAAGCAGCACCGACCCAGCAACCATTGCCCCGCTCATAAAGAAAGCGGAAACAGACATCACGTTGAAAAGCTTTTGCATGGCAAGAAAAAACCCCTCCTGCTGTGTGAGACCAGGAAGGGTGGAAGCGTCTCTGCAGACTCAGAATAGTCAGAAGCTGTACTTCATGCCAAGCTTTGAGCCAATAGACAGCTCATCGCCAGTCATCCCGCTCAGCTCTGCATAAACAGAAGCGTTATCGGTGACAGAAACAGAGCCGCCGAACTTGCCAGCAAACTCAATTTCGCTGTCTGCACCGTCAGGCATCACAATGGCAGGACCACCCTGGATGTAGAAGGAATAGGGACCCGAAGAGGTCTCGTAACCCACATCAAGGTTGAGCGTTCCACCAAGATAGTCATCGCCATAAACGCCGCCGTTGAACTCAGGGTTCACGTAGACGTCTGCGAGCGCAGGAGATGCCAGCGCAGCTGCTGAAACGGCGACACCACTCGCAATGAGAAATTTGATCATTGGAAAGAGAATTAACGTTTTCCCTGTCCACGATACTTCTTCCGTCCATGGGACGGTTTTGAATGTGATCCATTCCCTTGTTTAGTCTTTTTGGGCTTGCTAGGAACGAAATTTTGTCCGCTAAGTGATTTCGCCATCAGCCTCGAAACTGTTGATACTTCTTGGCAAGACCCGTATAAAGACCACGCATCGGATGATCAGGATCATCCCGACGGTCAAACTCATAAAGCTCGTTCAACCATTTGACGCGATTACTCATCGCTTCCACGTCTTCCGCTCCAGGCTTGCTAGGAATCATTGGATCAGGTCTCGTCATCGTCTGCTGGGGCGTTGTCAGGATCAGCCGTCCACACGTTATAGCTGCTGCCTTCGATATATTCCTGCAACGCTTGCACTCTGCCGAAGTCTGCATAAGGCGAAGTATCGCCAACCTCAGCAGTAGCCTCAATCGCAGTTACCATCGCAGCACACTCAGTCCTGATGGTGGAACGCCAAGTGCTCCAAGGCGATGCTGCATAAGCAGTCTTGGCTGCGGCAAAGCTACTGTTCTCGTCTTGCAGCTTGGGCCACAAATAATCAGATGGCTGCAGCAGGGTATAAGCGGTTTGCTTGGTCTTGGCGATCCAAAGTGCCTTCAGATCGGTGTAGGTCTTTGGAATCAGGTTGCCGTCAGCGTCATAGCCCCAGTAGAACTTCTGATTCCAAGTAGGGCTGTTATCGACCCAAACAATACCAAGCTCTGCACGATCTTGTGCAGTGCTCAGTCGCAACCAATTGCTGGGATATTGGGTTCCATTGTGCTCCCAAGGCACATCAAGCTGCAGTGTGCGGTCGCCAAGTTGATAAGGCATGGATCTGGGGCGATAAGTCGATGTTACCGCGCACGGGCGGTGTTAGTAACTTGAATCGTCATGCCGCCCTTGCCGTCTTAAACGGATGCGAAGCGAAAGCAGCCCAGACGTAAGTGACGCCGTTAGTGTTTACTGAATTTCTTGATTTGAAGCCATTGCTTACAAAATCCATTCCAGGCTCTGCCTGATATTCAGCATTACTCAAGTTAGGCGAGAGCGAGTAGTCGATAACGTTAGAGCCGGAAGAAGATGATCGTTTGTCGTCGAAAATGTTCCAGTTTTGAGCTGCGCTTGATGCCTTAACAAGCAAAAACGCTGGCCTAAACCCAGTATAAACAAACGGACCATCAGCAGAACCGTTTCCGGTGTACGAACCAAACGCGCTATAGCCTGCGACAGGTGCAAAACAGTAAGCAATCATTGTCACACCGCTGTCGTTGTTACCAGCGTGTACGTCAAACGTGCTGGAATTAACGTTTGCATAAGAACTTGTCGTACTTACCGCAGCAGTTGTATTTAGAACAAGCCGGTTACCTGCGCCAGCTGATGCGTGGTATACATCCCATGAACTAGTTGAAGATCTAAATTTCTTGATAATCAACTCAGGCGCTGCATTTAATCCATGCCCAATAGTCGCAGCGTTGCCGTCTCCTGTATAAGAAACAATCGAGAACCCAGCAGACGCATTGGCGCGGACACTAGAAGTGATGCTGCCGTCAGTGTTGCTGACTGTTGACGTTCCACCGTCCCAGGTCCAGGCGACGTAACTGCCGGCGTTGGCATTGCTTTCTGTATTGCTGCCAACTGTAAACCCGTTAGATGTAAACGCAGACAAAATATCTGTTTTCGTGTCTTCTACACTTGTTTCGGCGGAGACAAGTCGCTGACCTGCCCCACGAACAACATCCATTAGCCAGTGCGTATTTGCGCTATCACGTCTTTTACCCCAAACAAACTCTGGCTGAAACGACAAGCTTGATATTGTTTGGCTTGAACCGTTTCCAGTCCACAACGCCACATCCATCACCGTCGAACCATCGGCAATCGTTGGGTCCGGTAGATTCGTTGTGCAAAGTGCTTTGTAGCCGCTTGGTGCGGTGTAGGCGAAGGGGCGTTGGCCGAAGTTGATATTTTGCGTGCAAGCAGTCGTATTACCAGCTCCAAATCCAGGGACGTATGTGGCAGTCGGGAGGCTGCTAGCCATAACTCCTTGACTTACACCGTTCTTGTAACAAGTAATTTCACCTGAATCTAAATCAAGCGCAATACCAACAACGTCGCCAACTGAAACTGTACTGCCGTATGAACTGAAAGAACCATTGACATACTTTCTGGGTACCGCAGGGTAATAGTAGTACGAACCCGCTTTGTCGTAAGTAGTAGTGCCGCTTACCACTTCACTGGTATCAGTGATTCCAAATAACTGATTGGTGCCTGATGCAATGCTTATTTCCCAATACCATTTTCCACTGGAAACGGCGATTGTTCCAAAGGTGGTTCGATCAGAGCTTTGAGTTAGATCGAGGTTGCCGTTGGAATACGTTGGTGCTGAACTAAAGAAATCACTAAACAGTGGATTCAACGTCGCATAATTTCCCACCACCTCATTACCAACACCAGTGTCTGCCTGCGTGCCATTAGTGGGGGAGTCTACGAGGGAGTCGTTTGCAGAAGTTGAATCAGTAAACTCAGTTGCAAAAGCATTGCCATTGGCAGTAATCGTTCCAGGTGAAACAGTCGCTGCAGTAGCAGATGAACTTGACTGGCAGCAAAGAAGCTTAGTGTTAGTGACGTTGGTTAGCGGCGCTGTTGGTGGCGTGAAGTTTGCTGTGTAAAGCGCGGTCCCTTTGAGAATACGGAAGTTAGAGAAAAGTCCATCGAAATCATTTAAGTTTCCACTTCCACCAATCTCCCATCCATCAACTCCGTTGTAATCTGTACTGTCACTAAATGATCCACCTGAAGCTGATTGAGACACTCCATCAAAAAATACTTTAGTGGTTCCGCTTGCTCTACAAATAGCACAGTGATGCCATTTTCCATCTAATATTGAACTTGCATTTACATTCCACTTATTCGATGCATTGTAAGCATCGTTCCAGTTGAAAGAAGAACTTTGAACTATATGTCCCCAGTAACCAGTTCCAGTTTCAGAATCTGGATGCATAACATTGAAGCTAGTGTCAGTTGTGTTTATAAAATACTCAAGGGTGAAATCTCCTGTTCCAAATGCGAAGTCAGAATTACTTGGTATGCTTAAATAATCCCCACTGCCATCAAAAGCAACGCCCGGAAGTGTTGTCGGCTGTTCAGCTACAAGGTTATTAACCGTCCAAGTATTGCTGTTGCCGCTGCTATCCGTTCCAAGCGCAGCGTTGCTGCTGTTGTCGGAGAAGGGGAGGTGGAAGCCGTTGGTGCCATACCCCGTAGAGTTGTTGTAGCCATCGATCAAGATTTCACCATCAACTTCAATCGCGCTGACAGCAACTAAATCATTGTCAGCAGCCCTCTCCCAGGTGATTGATGTGATAGATGTAATCCCAGTAACAGTAAAATAACCGTCGCTACGATTCGTGTTAGCAGTCGCTACATAACTTGTTCCATTAATGGTAACATCAGCCGTTCCAGTTGACCCAGTGATACTGCCAAGAGCGCAAAAAATTCTGACAGAAGAAGAAACAGGTATAGCGGAAGACGGAGTAAATGTAATTGTGTTGCCGTTTGCGGCATGACTATAGGTAGTCAATGAACCATCAAAAGCATTTGCATAACCTAGAGATGCGTTGTAGATCGTGCCTGAACAGCTATTGCTCCAAGTTGTCCCGTCGTTAGGACTAGTTACAGACACTTCTTTCGGCTGCCAAACATTGTTGTCGTCGTATTCACCGAAGTCAGTCGGCGCAAGTGCTTGACCGTCGATGAACTCAATGTTGGCAAACATTTTGTCGCCATATTGATTTGCCTGGGGCTGGTAGCCAATGTTGTGTGCGCTTGCACTGTTTACCGGTAAATCTGTGTTTTGCGTAATTGCATTTTCTGTCGCCTTAGTAACAAGAGATCCATTCTTGTAGATTTTGATTTGATCTGCAGCAGATGCTTGAGTTGTATCTACTGCGATAACAAGATGATACCAAGATGATGGATCACGAAATAAATCATTGGTTTGCGCATAAAGCGTGTTCCAGCCAGCAACACGCAAATCTCCGGCGCTTTCTATTTCAATGGCAAAATAGCTTGAGTCGTTTTGCGCCGTGCCAACACCAAACAATGCAGTTCTAGTTCCTAAATTATTTCTTTTTACCCAGACGCTGTATGTAAAAGTCTTGCGATTGCCTGCAGACGACGGAGTTCTATTCAGATAGGAGCTTGAAGAACTATCAAACCGCAAGCTGCGATCAATCTGATACCCCGTAGGAGCTGCTGCAGCCGCTGCAGAAAGAAACAGCGGACTTGCACTTCCAGGAATACTCATGACACGTTCAGCAACGAAGTAACCGTAATACGGCTAGCACTCTCCACATAGTAGGCAAGAACATCAACTGCACTAGCCGTTGTCGTCAACGTCGGTGCCGTTCCACCAGCAAATTTGTACGCAGTGTTATATGCAAGCGTCCTAGAACCTGTGCCATCCTGCGTCACCACGATCACACCAGACTGACCAGCAGTCACATTCGTTGGTGCGCCTAACGTCCTGTTGCCTGCAAGCGTCACGGTGAAGTTGTTGCCAAGGCTCAGGTCAACAGCAATCGTTGCCGCATCGGTCAATGCAACAGGCGTTCCACGCTGTGCTTTCGTAAAGCTCTGAGCAACAGCAAGACCAGCAACAGTTGTCGTTGCATCAGGAAGCGTAATCGTACGATCAGCAGTTGGATCGGTGACACTCAGCGTCGTCTCAAACGCATCAGCCGTAGCACCCTCAAACACCAAGCTTGCGTCAGTGCTGATGTTCCCAACAACAGCCAACGTTGAACTCAGCGTTGCCGCTCCAGTGACCCCCAAGGTCCCTGGAATATCCACATTGCTGGTGAACTCAACACCCGTTCCAGCTGAATCAGTTTGCAGCAGTTGATTTGCAGTTCCGTTCGCAAGCTTGCTAACTGCAATCTCAGCACTTGCACTAATGTCTGCATTGGCAATCGTGCCATTCAGAATCATCGTGCTCGTCACACTGCCTGTATCACCAGTTGTGACAACAGTTCCGCTTACATCCGGAATTGTGATCGTGCGGTCAGCAGTTGGATCGGTGACAGTAATCGTCGTTTCATAGTCATCATCTGTTGCACCTTCAAACGCCAAAACAGCGTTTTGACCCAACAGCACCGTTCCAGTAAACGTCGGGCTAGCAGCACCAATCTTTTCGGTATCAAGCTCCTGCAATGCAGCCTGAACGTCAGTGGCTGAAATGTTGCCTGAAGCCGTGAAGCTAATGTTTGATGCAGTCTGACCAGCGATTGCGTTTGAAACGTCAATCAGAATAAAGTCAGCACCTGCACCCGTAGACAGCAACATGTCCGGTGGTGCCAAAGCAACTGACGGCGCTGCGCCAGATCCCGTTCCAGAAGTTGAAACAACGACGTAATAGTTCTGGTTCGTGCTAGCCGGTGCAGGCAACGCTTGACCATTTGTAAAGCCAGCTGCACTACCTTCACTGGTTACGCTGTCCAGCAAGTTTGTGCTGGCGTCATACGTTCCAGCAAGTACAAGGTTGCCGCTGATAATCGTGATCGGCAGGTACGAAGTGCCCGTATAGATGTAAAGGTCTTCGTTCAGTTCGTCGAAGAAGAATTGACCCTTGAAGTCACCATCAGGGAAGGTGACGACGTTATCGGTCGCACCAGCACCACCAAACTTAGTAATTGACGCATCAGCCAACTTGGCTGCTGTGATTGCGTCCGAAGCGATCCA